CTAAACTCTCAGAATCTACAATTCCTATGAATTTCTTATTATATCTCAGAGTTAATCGATTCCATACTCTTTTCACCAATTCCTCTGAATGGTATGGCATGACTACTTCTTGGTAGAATCCTTGTTTCTTCGGCACCCACACATATAAGTCATTATCTAATACTTTAACAATGTAGTACACTGTTCTCTAAGCTAACTCTATATTATATCTATCAACCTTGACCAGGTTATTATACACACCTTAGAGGTATCTGTCAAGCTGTGCAGTTTCTGTCAGGATTCTCACATTTCTACAGTTTTCCACAGTTTTTGAGATTCCTGTGGAAAACCTCGGAAACCATCAGAAATACTGATATGTGCCAGTTATTGCAGTGTCTGTGGAAACTTGACAGATGTGTGCTGACGTGCTAAGCCAACAGTTCCTCAGAGGTTTTCCACAGATATTACAAAGTTTTCCACAGGATTGTGGAAAAACAAAGTATATTTAATTTGATATTAAAACAAATTAACAAAACCTTAACATTTTTAGTTCACTTCTTCTCTTCCACCCATACAATACAATTTCCTTCCACCTTATCATTCCTTTCATACAACCAATTGAACATCTCTTGTAGTTCTTCTCTTCTCTTTTCCGCATCCTCTTCAATATCAAACCATTGATCCATATTAGGTATTCGATCTTGTCTCTTAAACAGTACTACGTATTTCATATCAACTATAAGATCTACACATTTCATTAAACACTTTTACACATTCAAAGTAATGTGACTCACTCATGATTGGTGCCTTGAATACATGACGTGTACCAAACTCAATTATAAAGTCACCTGTAGTATCATTAGTTTCTACAATAGTAGATCCAGGTGAAGGTGTAAAACATAACTCCTGTTGTTCCTCAGTATCATACTCATCATACACGATACCTTCCAATGGATTGAAACTAATTTGATCTTTAAAGATTGTACTTAGTTCCTTATACTGATAATAATGATGAAAGTCAGGATGATCTTTGCGAGTACTAAACTTATTACAAATATTCTTTTTCACACCTGCCATATCTCTTTGTGTTTTGATATAAGGCAGATACTTGTAAATTACAGAATCTCTTACACAGAAGTTGGAACCATCATCTTCTCTACCATGAGCAATTCTCCAATCAAGACATTCCTTAATAATACTAATCAGATGTCGATCTCGATCCCTTTCATACGTAGGAAACCTTGCTTTCAAATCACATACATTAGTCAGTTCCTTCTTTGGTTTGGGTGGGGAAGGCATAGCAAATTTTGATTGCATAATAAATTCATCTCCAGAATGTTTTTTTAAGTGTAGCGTAGTTGTTTACAATTTGATAGATGTATGTAACACCTGTATTGGACGTAGCAACGATTTGATCTCCTTGTACAATTGCTGTAAGGATATTAGTACCAAATGTTTGAATGACACCACTACGTTGTGATGAACGGAGTTGAATAAATCCATTCGATACAGTGGTGTAATATGCTGCTGGAACTTGATTGTTAGTCATTGCCTAGAAATACCTCGTAACAGAAACCTTCGAGTATAAAGTATTTACACTCTTGATGTAATGAATATCGATCCTGTAGATCAAGATCAATGACTGTCTGAATGAATACTACCTGATCTTCTACAGATAATTCACCTGATAGAAACTTAGGTAGATAATCATCTAACTCACGAAGATATGGATTTAATTCTAACACGTGATACATTTGCAGGATAAACGAGGACACCATACTGCATACCATCAAGAGTGACGACTGCATATAATGTATCAATGAATGTAACGACACCTGGTTTCCCTTGATGCAATACTCTCTCATTCAATTTAAGTTGGGTAATATCGCTCAGGATGTTCCATTCGTTCAATGGCATCGGTAATGATGTTGTAGTAGTGTCCGTCACATCTGGATACTCCGTCAACTGCCTGATACTTGAGTCGTTCATTGTGGAGCAAATTCCTGATGACGCTAGCATGTTCATTATTCAATGGATACATCTCTATCTTTCGTGATTTCATAGTCATTAAGATAAGACGGGTTATTTATTCCGTCAGTAGGAAGGTAATCGTCATAGTCATCCCATGGCAATGCTACCTCTTCCCAGTAATCTCCATCAGCATTAAAATCATTCATTAGTTCCATAGTGAGGTCTTCGTACATAATGTGGGGGTAAGGCGTGTTGTAGGGGATTGTAGAGGTGTTAGAGAGCGTTTTATTTGGAATACGTATCGTATCCCTTTGTATCGTCCTCGGTCTTCATCTTAGCACGATCTATCTGATCATGCAACTGCTTCAATGCTTCTTCAGTTTCAGGAGAGTGTTCCCACTCCCACATATCACCCTTCTCAGTGATACGACTCTTCGTACTCATAACTTGACTCCTGGTGAAATGTTACATACTCGGACTGATCCTTCTGGCCAACCCTCCTGTTCACATTTGAGATGCCATCGTGTCATGAGAATGACATTCTCCCTATGCAGACCAGTGAGCATACGTCTGCCTTCCTTGGTCTCTGATTGCCAACATCCGTATCTGGTCTCCCATACTCGGAAACAATCATCAATCCAATCGTACTCTGCAATTTCAGGATGCTCTGCCAAAACCTGGTCCTCTCTTCATTTGTTTGTTGACAATGTACATATCACGTAAGCGTACTTTCATCTTACGTAATTCTTCATCACTATACAGATAATCCTGCTTCAGTGCTTTCTTTAAGAGTTTAATCTCTTTCTGTGGACTCCAGATTTGTTGTGACATAGGGTCTATACCTTTTCAATGTGGAACATCTTGGTAGGACGGTCTTTACCATTGTGAATGGTTTGTCCTACTGCAAGTGCATGTTTCTTTGTTGATGCAAAGCGTACAAGTTTTGTACCGTCTTGCATATGCAGTGTCAGTTTCCATGTATGCGATGAATCACGTACTGATCGTAGTGTTGGTGCTGCTGGTCTCCTCATAGGCAGAGGAGCAAACACCATATCCTGGTCAAATGTCGTGGATGTAGTCATGGTGTAGTTTGAGAAGAAACTCATGGCGTGAAGTTAATTTATTATAGAGGCGGGACACCATATTAGGTGGACCTGAATGTACCTCTTCATGTTTCGTCATACACTGCATCGATGTGATCAGTATAGACAGTTCCTGAGATGTTAGATCAAATCGTGAATTCATCAATGTCAAATTCCTCAATAAAATAGTCAACAGTAATTTCTAGTTCGGCAGCATACCGTTCTAGTTCCAATGCACAGCGATGTGCCTCTTCTTCTGCTTTTTTATCAAATAGGTCATAGGTAGAGTCAAAAAACATTGGTTGCTTCCTCTTTAGAATAATATGGTCCGTACACATCATAACCACCATCGCTGAAAGATAGTTCAACGTACCATCCTTCTTCTTCATGATCGCACTCAAATGCGGTCTTATACGCATACTCATCAATATAATAGACGTTTCGGTCAATAATTGTAGTAGTCATGGTGGAAAGGGTGTAACGGATAGAGTGTAAATCATTTCGTCTGAATTGTCAAGCGCAATTCATAGTAGTATGTATTCAGTTTCCGCGTGTGAGATCAACCTTACATGTGATACGGTCTTTACCACCATTCCATACGGTGTATATCTCCATGTTATCTTGCTTGGCAAGATACTGGACCGCACGGAGCAATCACTCAAGATCATCACCCAGTGCTCCCATACCCGTATTGCACTTCTTACATAACCATCCACGAAACTCTTGAGTATCATGATCATGGTCACATTGCCATCCCCACGTACCATCCACACCATCAGGTACAACTTTTTTGTTCTTATATACTGGTTTGGTGCATATTGCACATGGTTCTCCATATGCAGGGCGTGGATGACTCTTTAGCGTTTTTTTAATAGCAGTAAGTTCCTTAGATTTAAGAGAACTACAACTATCACAAATTGTGTTACTGCGAAGACGATAACCATCTTTTGTGAATCTAGTTCCATAAAAAGAATATTCAATGTTTGATTTACGTATACCACATGATGAACATACACATGTTCCTAGTGGAATGTTGTCAAGGTTTTTAGTTTTCATCGTTTGCCCTTCTTTTTGGGACGCATTGCTGCTTCTAAGTCATGCGTTAATTGACTCATAGATTCACAATCACCCAGGTAAGTGTCGTTGGAATAATCGCTAAGGTTTTTGTCTAACCACTTCATCACTTTCTCCAACTGCTCATCACGACCTAAGTCATAAGCGGCTCGCATACCATCTGGTGTGTAAAAACAGTCACCCATATCTATATCAACAGTATGATCCCAAAACTTTTTGAATATCTTCTTGTTAGTCAGTGGGTGTTTAGTCATGAGTTTTCCTCCTGTGAGAGCATTGCTTCTATCAAATGTTTTTTTAAGATGTGGAGTGGGTAGCAATCACCCAGGTAAGTGTCATCGGTGTAGTTTCTTAGGTTTTTGTCCAACCATTTCATAACCTGCTCCAACTGCCAATCAGCAGCGGTTCGCATTTGATGCTTCTCTACTTCAAAACATTCCTCAAACATGCCATCGAGGATCCGACCGTCATAACTGAGGACTCGGTTCTGATGGTCGCGAGGCAATGGAGGGGTTGAGCATACGATTTGATCACAAAGTTTGTCAGTCAGTGGGTGTTTAGTCATGAGTTGCCCTCCATAGTGTTCTGTAAATCTTGATCACTGTAACATTCTAGCATGAGACGATACTCTTCGAGTGCCATGTACTCAAAGTCACCATCTATTCCATACTCTTCACACAATTGATCAATCAAATGCTGTCGTGTAGTTTCATTCATGTTCAACTCTCTGACTGGTTGAATTGAGACCAATTTTCTATCTTAGATTTTCTTTCTTTATAAACCTGACGATCATAATATAATCTCAGTTGTTTAATATTCATTGGTGGTAATCCTTCAAAATAAAAATTAATTTGGTCACGTTTAATAAACATATGACCTCTAATCTCAAGAAAGATTTTTATACGTGATGTTCTTGGTTCCCAATAAATTCTTTTTTTCTCCCTGGCAGGATTACAGGTTCTTGCTTTTGCAGTATTATGTTTGTAATCTTTATAAGGGTCAATTAAATGATTTTCCATAATTAAAATTGTTGAAATGCGGAATCAGTTGTCGTGTAGTTTCATTCATGTTCAACTCTCTGAATGGTTGAGTCATAGTAGTTCATCATTTTTGTGTCACGCTCTGCTAAGAATAGCAGGTAGCAGGTGATAGTGACAATAGCAAAGATGCCGCTCAGGAGATACTGGGTGAATTTCATTGTTGAACTGCGGCAATTACGTGATAAAACAAGTAGACACCGAATGATAGAAGAGGAAGAGGAATAATAACTCCATGTAAGATAGGATTTTTAATCATATGGACACAAAACATAACCCATCCGACTAAAATACCAGTCGCGGCAACAATGAATGCCATGACACCAATTGCCGTAAGAAGAATACCGAAATCCATGATGATTTTAATAATTGGGATAAAATTGGGGATTGATTAGGATGAATCGATTAACTCATCCTAATCGATTCATTAATAGTGTTATTCATCCTCAGAATCTTTTTCTTTACAAGTACAGACTTCAATCAGTGGTTCTAATTTGTTCAGTAACTTTTCATTTAGTTGATCAGAAAAGAAATCAACATCTCCTTTACCCATAAGATAAACAAGATGCTTTATCTCATTCTTTGTTAAATTTACAATCATTTTTTCTTCTCACGTTTCCATGAGACAATCCATCGATCACATGATGCTTTCATCATCCATGAGTCTCCATAAAATCGTCAAGAGTGTAAATTTCGTCAGTTGATGTTTCTTCAATCAATTGTTCGATTGTAAGTTCTTCCATCTCTTTACGATATTCTTCTGGTGTTGGATCTTCTGGGTCATAATCATCATGGCAGAGATAGTCCCACTCATGTACAAGTGCATCAACCAGTTGTGCTTTAGTGTAATTCATAATCACTTCATGTAAAGATAAGATCCGTAACAATCAGCATTTTCTAACAACCACTCACGTTCTTGGATGATTAGCAGATTGAAACGAACACCTTTTGCTGGTGCTTTGAATGATGCTGGTTTGAATACGGAACCAGTCTTCTTATCAATGAAGGCATGAACTGATTCAGTTTGACCATCTACACACTGCATCACTTTGTGATACTTACGACCAGAGATTAGTGCATAAGAATAGTTGCGACCACTATTTGGATACTGACGTTGATGAGACTGTTGCAGTGCATCACAAAGCATGAGAGCATACTTGGTGACATTCAACTGAATGGTGTTCTGGGCATCTTTCTGAGCAACGTAGTCGGTGAAGGTGGCAGTCATGGGTGGTTTCCCTTGGTTGATGAATCAATTATAGAGCATAGAGGGGTCTTGTGAACCCCCTTTGTGCCACTTTACCGATTGGTAGGCATTTACAGTCTCAATCCTTCTAAGATAGTTCCCTGATGGTCATGAGTCAACCTCTTGTCATTTTGCTTTGATCAATCATGTCTACTATCTCTTGGAGTTCATCCAAGAACTCCTTAGGATAGGTTTCATCCATACTGAGAGATGCCCAAAACCACTCATAACACTCAGTGTAAGGATCATCACCAGGCAATATAGCGTAACCTTCATAATCACCGGCCATTAAATCACTCCACATATAGAAGTTACATTTAAACGAATAAAACCAGGCAGGTATTAGATGTTTAAAAATGTAGTTAGTCCAGGTCATGAGTTGTCCTCCTATTATTTGTTTGTGAAGGTTTTCATTGCTCCACATTTTGTGCATCGCAATGTAAACTTTTCGCAGTGTCCGCTACTAATCTCGCCGCTATACTTGTACGATGCCACCCTAATGGTTTCCCAGTGGTGAAAGCATCCAGACCAAAGGAATCGAAGTAGTCTAATCATTAGTTATTCTCTTAAGAGTATTATTCGAACATGAGATCCATTTCATACCTAAACAGTGCCCATTGCTTTCTAGTGAAAGTTATGGAATCAACTTTTCTAAACTCTAGTTCATGACCTTTAGAGCAGCGCATGAAGTTCGTTGAGAACAATGTCTTCATTGTTCTCAGAAAACCTTCCAAGAGAGAAGTTCTTACTTTTCATTTTCATTTAGTTGGCCTCCAGTTGGTCGCATTTGTTGGTCGCATTGCTTCCTTGAATAGGACATAAATCTGTATCCGTTCCTCCTCTGTAATTTTTCCATCTAGTGCTAAACAGTGCAAAATGTTGCCCAGATCATCATCACATTTCTCCAACTGCCAATCAGCAGCGGCACGCATGTCTTCTCTTTGACATTCGGCCCAATCTTCGGCTATTTCATCAAGGGGGAACCCCGAGAGTTCGAGGCACATCTTGTCAGTTAGTGGGTGAGTCATGAGTTGTTCTCAAGGTAGTTGGCAATTGAATTAAACAGCAGAGAGAAGAGGTATAGTACAATCGCAGATATTGCACTAATCCAGATAGGAGATAGTACCCATATCCAAGACCATGTAATGAAACCAGTGAGTTTTAATCCAATGAATAGTATGAGTAGAAGGCTACGGAAACCAATTCCAATAGAAGATGAAGATCTGTCAGTCATCAGTTGTCTCCTGCTGTTGTGGGCGATTGTTCTAGGATTTCGTCAGTTAGTGGGTGACTATTCATGGTGTTTTCTGAACTGAGTCCAGTATAAAAGATTTTGGTGGGGTTTGGTAGAGCAATCATGCCACTTTACTAACTGGCACAGAAAGAGATACTTCAACTTCTTTAATGTTCAGACCACAGAGTTGATTGTAAACTCGATTAGAAATAAAATCGGTGGCCCTTTTAGCACGACTGGTCTCATACCAAATAGTCGTGCAACCATCATAGGTCTCAACACGAATACGATAGGTCTTGGTGGCAGTCATGGGTGGTTTCCCTTGTATGAATGTATTATAAGGCATAAAAAAGACCCTGTAAGGGGTCAGTGTGACACTTCTTAAACTGTCTCAATCAGTCTTCATAAACTTTACATTCGGGTTCTGATGGGTTAGCATCACAATACAGTTCTAATGGTGTCGGATCATGATGATCACCTGCCTCAATCTCTGCCTTATGATGTTCAGCATAATCTTCTAGTTCATGCAATTCACCTTCAATATGTCTCCTTTGTTGTGGAGAGATTGTTGGATTTTCAAGGATTTCTTTGTCCTTTGCGATGTGAGTTTCGATATTTTCCATTGTGTTATTCTTTTTCTGTTTTTATTTATTTTGATTTTTTACTTTTTCTACCAAATAATCAGCAAGAGCTTCCATTCTTTCAGGATGAATTGAACGAATACCTGCCTCTTTTAGGGCAATTTTCATGCTTTTTTCTTCATTTTCAGTCAATTTCCTGCCGTTTTTTGGTAAAGTCATAGATTCCTTGTGATGTGTTGATATTCTAACATTAGAATTCAATAGTATCTAGGAATTTAAGATTTTATTTACATTTATTCATTAGTATTAAACCAAGAACCAAACATACCACTGTCTCCAGGTTTACGATTTTCAAATTTGTCAAGAATTTCATCAGTTTGAATGACTGATTCTATTTTACTAATCATTTCTGCAATGACACTACAAACCATTGGTCTTTCTTGTCTTGCAGCAAATGCAAGTGCATTACGAAGTGATTGTTCTGCTTCTTTAAGTGATTCTTCAACTGATTGTGAAAGTGCCATAATTATTTTTCTGGTGTTAGTGGTTCAATTTTTTCCATTTCATTCCATATCTTTTCAAGATCCTCAGAACTCCATTCATCATAAGAGTTCCAAAAATCTTCCCAATCTTTTGGGGAATTAGTAACATCTTCATTCATTAGAGTTAATTTCATCTTTAATTGCCTTTTCCATGAAAGATTGGATTTCCTTACTGGTCATTGTATTTAACCAACTCCAGTTAGGATCTTCTTTATCCCATTCAACATCAAATGAACCATCTTCATTCTGATGAACTTTAAGAGAATCAGTCATCTTTCTGTTTCCTACGAACTTTTTTCATTTCTTTCATCTCAGATTTAATCATTTGATATGCATCTTCTGATGAAAGTTTATTTGCCATTTCCATAGCAGTAATGATTTCTACTCTCGTTCCAAAATGCTGTAGTGCTTTTTCAAAACAGCTCAACTCTGAATACATAATTACAAATCCTTGTAGGATCCTCCACCAGAAACAACTATTGTATGATTATCTAGAGTTCCATCCTGCTCACATTTGAGATGAAATCGTGTCATAATGATTACATTATCTCTAACGGCACCAGTGAGCATTTTGCGTCCTTGTTTAGTCATCGAAGAAAACAAACCGTAACGAGTTGCCCAAACATAGAAACACTCGTCAATAAGTTCGGCACTTTCTGGTATAATGACTTCTGTTTTTGTATCAGTTTGAATCATTGTTCTCTTCGGGTGGTTTTTTATTAAATCCAAAAGGTCCGACTTTAGTTTCAGACCTTTTCTTCATAACAACACCAGCAAGAGACTCCATAATTTTAAGGATGTCTTCTGCCTTAGCACCTTCACCAAGTTCTTTGGCAACATAAAAATACTTATCAAAGAACTCTTGACTGTGCTCTTTATAGTCTTCGACTGTGACTGGTTGATCTTTCATTTTCCTCCTGTATCATAGTTTAGTTGGTCATCTTGTGACTTTAGATTAGCACGTCTCACTCTATCATGAAGTTGCTTGAGTGCTTCAGTAACCTCAGGAGTTTCTTCCCAAGTCCAAGTTTCACCACCCTTTCCAGTAAATTCTTTTTTAGTCATGGATTCAAAGTTTTGTAGACAGCAGAGATACTCATATGCCCGTGAATGTATCCTGCAGTGATTATAGCAAAGACAGTCAAAAATATCAAGCCCGTTGCGATTAGATTAGGCAACGGTGAGATCATTAATTGTGTATTTGTTTTTTCTGAGTTGATATCGTTT